AGAGATTTGCACAGAAGCTACAGCAGAGATACCTACCCCCTCGACAAAGAAAGGGTTAGGGAGATTAGTATTATCCCTTTCGTACACAACACCATCATTTACCTCATCAAAGACTGACTCAGATGTCTCTCTTAGTGTCATTTCTACCTGAAGGTCAAGTCCGTCAGTAAGACCAAAGGTCCAGTTAATAACCTGAAACTCTTTAGCAGACCAACCAAACCTAGTGTTATTAATCCTTACGTTGTCACCAACCTGAACTTGCAATGCACTAACACCAAACGAAGCCTTTACAGTAAGCTGTTGACGATTAGACTCTAGTGTGATAAGGGCAAGTCGTCTGGCCTCTACACTTGTGTCGGTAAAGGACAGGTTTACATCTGCTACAGACTCTTGTCCGTTATCAGCATCTAGGTAAGCAGAGTTAGTTACTTGTGGGTAGTCCGTTACCTGCCAGTTACTCTCTTCACCCCTAAAAGTACCCTTAACAACATTGAAGTTATCTCTGCGGGAATGTCTAGTGGTGACGTTGATACCAGAACGAAGGTGATCCTCATCTAGTGTCATCACCGGATTAGTCCAGTAAGCAGGTTTCATCCGCCACTTACCCTGAGCGTACCACAACAAACCTCCCATAGATGTAATAATATCACCTAATACAGAATAAGGAGTTGTGGCTGTTGTGAAAGCACCATTACAAGTATAACGAGTAGTACCAGCATTTGTATTAGTCTGGTCACAGATATTAGCAGCAGTAATAACCAGTGCATCATCTATATTTGTTTTGTCTTCATTAACTCCATACTTAGATGTAAGGTAGTCCCTAGTACACAAGGCAGGGTTATCAGACCACGCTGTATTACCAGTACGAGGATCATATACCTTCTTACCCTTTATAGTAGACGTAAAGGTAGGGATACCATTCGGGAAAGCATCTGCATCGTATTCAAGTCTTATATAGAGGTATGCAATACCACGTAGCCTATGTTGGTTAGTCCATTTGTTAGACTCATTAACCAAGTCACTATCTGCACTTTGGTTAGCAGAACCTAGGTGTTTATTGATCCTTATCTTACCATTGTATTTACTGGGGGAAGTTACAATACCAGAACCATCTAAGGTAGCCACTTCATCATCAATATAAATCTGATCGAAAGACTCTACTCCATGCCCAGCAAAAGCAATAACTCTATGTAGGAACTTATTACTACGCCCAGTAGACTCATCATATACGATAGCACCACCTGCACGTACCTTACCATAGATAATAGCATGGTCTTGAGCAGAGCCTTTTGTGTTAGTCTGATAACCACGGTTAGTACCTTGTGTACTAGGCTTAGGGGTCAGAGCATTAAGTGCTGCACCTAGTACAAAGCTGGTAAGGAAAGCCCCACCAAATACACCAAAAGTAGCTGCCATGAAACCAGTAGTAACAAGTGTACCAGCAACCGCACCAACACCAGTGGAAAGAAGGGCAACGCCAGCGGAAATAGCCATTTTGATTACCCTCCAAGGTATTTAGAATACGTTTCTTCTATAGGTTTAAACTTTAGTCTCTGTAGGACTTTACCAAAAGGCACATGTAACTTTGTATTAATAGTTAGAACAGAGACCCCATCTTCTTTAAGACATGCTTCAGCAAACTTAATTAACTTAATCCCTGCGAACCCCTTGCGGTAATCTTTGTGTAAGTATATAATATCATTACTTGCAAATAGGTGGTCTTTATAGTGAAGGTGGTAGCCTACAATCACAACAAAATAACCGACTAGAAGTCCGCTCTCCCTAGCCGTGAAAATCTTGAGTACGCCACTTTCCTCTAATGAGTGATAGGCTTCCCAGTCAGGGTTTAGCTTTATAGTATCTTTGTTAAGGGCTATATCTTCCCAGTGTTGTTCAATTAGGGATTGACACTCTAACTCTACATTAGATAGGAACTCTTGTTGGTACTTAAGTGTCACTGCTACGACCCCACAGTACAGGTTTATCTTGTAGGTCTTCTACGAAGTCAAAACCTAAGTCCCCCGCGTATAATGACTTCTGATAACCTGAAGTATAACGTGCTACCCTAGCTCTCTCAAGGTCAACGAGTTTGTTCTCAACAGTAAGTTGGATAGTAGACGTGTCAGCAGCCTCTTCTATGTTCATCTGGTCCATGTAACCAGAGAATATCTCATTAAAACCTGCTTCACCAGTCTGAAGTTTAATCTTAGAACCATCTTGTTGTAGTATATAGAAGTCAGACTCTAGTAGAAGATTGCCAGAGTAGAATGTACCAAAGTATATATTACACACACGACCCTGATAAGGTTCACTAAGAGCCAAGGATAGGATTTCTTGTGGTACACTAGAGAGAGTAAGAGTAGCCCCCTTAACAGCAATCTCAGCAGTCTCTTCCACATTAGAGACCTCAAGAAGTGTACCAAGACCTACCCAGTTAGTGCCATCCGGTAGTACTAGTGTACCTTGTCCAGTCCACATACGAATAACTTCGTTACCATCAAACAACAGCTCTACTGCAAAGAAAGGGCGAACAATATCACCTTCAATACTTTGTCGTGTACCTATATCTAATTCTCTTGACATTTCGGGGTCTACCTTCTATACTGTTTTTATTTTTGTGTGGTCGGCTTTCGCTTAACTGTCTCGGACGTGTCAACTTACTCAACCCAAAGCCCTACCTCTTCAAACAGCCGCACCCCGCTTTCGTCGAACAATCGTGCGCCGCTTTCATCAAGTAGGATTAAGCCCATCAGCGCAACACCTCCATTGACAGGCCCGTTCGCACGGTGCTTGAGGCTGTTGATCCATCGCCAACAATCAGCCGATATATGGTTCCTGCCTTCATGCGATAGGTTTCTGTGTCTGTGATAGTCATTGACGAATCTGCTGGCATATCCATCCAGCACATATAGTTGTTTGCTGTTAGATCAAAATCATCGCTTGGATAATCTGCCCATGAGCTACCCCCGTCCGCAGAAAATTGCATTTTAAGGTAAAACGGCGTGCCGTCGCTAACAGGAAAAGCCTTCGCCGTTACCTTTACTCGGCATGTGACGGGTGGCCGCATGTATCCATCTCGCGGATCATAAAACCCCGGCATGGTGTCTAAAGCCCTAGTCGTAGCTTTGTAAACGCCACCCGTGGCAATTGAACCAACCGTCTCATAAACCGCGATAGACATATTGGCCTGCGGGCTGGGTGTCGGTGCGAGGTCCAATGCAGGAACGCCGCCCACCCAAGGCGTCACGTCAATCTCCGCGTGGACCACGCCTGCCGTGACTTGGGTAGGCACTGACGGCATCGCGCCACTGCCGTACATCATGTGAAGTGTCCCACGGTCAATGTCTGGTGTGCACGTACCAACCCCAACCGCCGAGATTTCCACCGTGCCCGCACCGCTGGCGTGGTCGTAATAGCGAGATTTACCAACGACGTGAAATTTGAAAGCTGCCGCGCCGCTGGTGAATACATCGTCAATCAGTGCAACGCCCAAAATGACATCAACTAGAATAAACCCATCTTTGCCCGCCGCGACATCATCGCCACGGTTGTCTGTGCCCGTCATAAAGACGTAATCGCCCATTTGAACAATCGGCCACGGGGATTTAGTGCCGAAACCAGTTGGCGCGTAAGTCACTGTTGAGTCATTCGTGAAATCGGCCGTCGCTAACGTAGTAAATACCCCAAAACCAACGGATGCTGATTGTGTGCGAGCGGTCCCAATAAACTTGCCAGCATGTGTGCCGCCAGAAACCCGCAAGAGTGACGGCTCAGTAAGTGCGGCATCGCAAGGCATTTCGTCCACGTCAAGAACCTGTGCTTCGTCGGACCCCTGCAAGTATCGTCTAAATCTTGCCACCCCCACGTTAGAGCCGCCCCCCGAAAATGCTACCCAGCCGTCTCCGCTGTTTGTCGCAGGTTGCCATGTGACAATCTGGTGGACCATTGCAGGTTCCGACGTTAAAGCGTCTCCCCCCGAACGGTCGCGCAGCGACTGGCCGAAGGTTTTTCCGCCCATGAAGGTTATTTCCGTGTGTTCTTTTTCAGTGATGCGGAGTTGAACGGCACCGCCGATATCTTCTGATGTTACGGAGCTTGTGCCCTGTGCGGCATCTATCGAAATACCAGCAGCATTTACAACTGTGCAAACGTAAGTACCATTTAGAGTAAAGTCCCCGACAGTTAAATCTCCACCCCCAGAAGCGGCTATGAATATGCTGTCACCCTCCATCAACCGGATGTCTAAAACATCGCGTGGCACTGTAAGTAGTGCACTGCCTGACGTGACAGAGAATATGTCTGTTGCATGGAGCCATGCTCCCAGCGTCCTGCCGTACAGTTTGAAGGTTTCGTCCGATGCATCAGAAGTTCGCTGGTCACGAACGACTGAAAGCTGTACGCCCCCCGCAGCGTCCAGCCCTTCGTCAATAGCCATGGCAGTGATTACGCCGCCCAGCCCGTTTGCGATGTCCGAGGTTGCCGGACCCCAATTCCAGTCAAGCTCCCACCCCAGACCCCCACGGTCTCGCATGGTCACAACTTGGTGCAAAAATGCGTTGCCATGACCGGAAGAAACTGTTACCCCTGCAAACCGTTCTCCGCGCGTGCTGCATAGCGTGTTTTGTGACCATGCGGCATATGCAAGCGGCGAGATAAGCGTGCTTTTTACAGATCGGATTGTGCTTTTCATCGGGTGTGCTTTTGTTACGCCAGATACTGTGACAAGCCAAAACCCATTTGATGCGTTGCCGAAACTTGCGGGGATGGAAGTGACTGGAATGTAGTCAAATCCGAAGTCAACCGCGCGACCCGCCGCTGCTGTGATTAAAGTGGGCAGTGCTGCGGTGTTCTGCGATGCTGTGCGGGCGGGGGTCACGTTATAATCCGAAGGCACCAAACTACGTGCGTTTACATACTCCGTAGCATCTGAGAACTGCGTCTGAATAGCGGAAGTTACGCCGTCAACGAAGTTCAACTGCACCGTGGATGCGGTCACGCCGTCTAAGATGTTTAACTCGGCTGATGTTGCCGTGAGACCGGCGATTGTGTTGGGTGCTTGCGTTCCTGTGTGGTTTGAACGAGCCAAAAGAGTAGCATCGGCACTGTTCGATGTTGCACCACTTTCCACATTAAGCAGCGTCCTTGCCTGAGCTGCTGTCAAGTCCTCGGGGTCGCCAGTCCCAGTTGTTACACGACCTTTTATTCTCGCCGTGGCCATATCAGCGGCTTTAGAATTTGTCACTGCATTGTTGGCGATGGTTAGAGCGCTAGCGCCTGTAACGTCTCCGGTGTGATTTGCATTGCTGATCTTTGCATTAAGCTGGGTTTGCAGGTTAGATGTCACACCGATGGTGTGGTTTAGCTCAGTGGTAGTAGCAGTCACACCTTCAAGGGTGTTAATTTCCGAAGCTGTAGCTGTTACCGCAACGCCACCGAGTGTTAGTCCCTCTGTTGTTAGTGTACCAAGAAACGTAGGGTTCGACAAATTTCCGTCTGCAATCGAATTAAACAGCTCCAACCTAGTGAGAGACTTAGTTTCGTCTGCACTAATATCCACAACAACAAACTCGTCATTACTAGCAAGGTTAGCCCCTGTAATGGTATTTAGTTGTGTAATCTTCTTATTAACCACTTTAGTATCCCCTTATGTAACGGCTTCTACAGCTTCAAAAGATATACCATATACCGAAGCATTGTTTATTGACCAAGAGGTCATATTACTGGATAACCTAAAAACCCCTTTAGGGGAACTTAAGTCTGCTGTTGCACTATTATAATTAGACCTGAGTGCGGGCCATATCTCTAGTTCACCATCACCAGTCTTATCTAGTAGTACAGTGTGTAGCCTAGAGGCAGAACCAGACCCAAGTTGAATGTAGTCACCAGCCTTTAGTGTACCTGTCATAACAACAGAAATAGTCTCTTCACCCACTATACCAGTCACAACACAAGAGCTTACGTTACCCCTTGGTGTGGCATAGTCGGGATCACCTAATAGAAAAGTACCTGTCGGACCCTTAAGTCCTATTAGCATAGCCTTCCACTCAGCAGCCTTATCCC